AGGAGCTCGCGACTTGCTTCATTTTGGCGAAAATAAAGCGTTTTTCGCTCAACTTTAGTTAAGTTGACTCGGTCGGCAGTCTCACATGACTGTCGCCAGCCAACTTGCCGAAGCCAAGGGCATCACGATCCAGCGGGTCAGCCAACTGAAGAAGAAAGGCTGTCCGCTGGACACCCTGGACAACGCCGTCGCGTGGTATGAGTCCAACGTAACGGGAAACCGCCGCGCCAGGCGGTCAGTGTCCGCATCCGCATCGCCCGAAGACAGCACGGCCGCCGGCCGCGTCGAACAGGCGCACGCAATGGTCGGCAAAAACTACGCACTCTGGCAGGGGGCCGCCGAGCAGGGTCAGGTCCGCGAGGCGTGCGAGCTTCAGAAAGCCTACTCTCTCTCCTGCAAAGACGCCTCGGCAGCCGAGGCCGAGTTCATCGAGTGGCAGAAGCGCGTCGGCGCTCTCATGGAAAAGTCGGCTGTATTGTCCGCATTCGATGCGGCGTTTGATTCGTGCCTTAAACGCCTGCATCGGGACTACCCCGAAGCCGGCAAACTGGTGGCTGATGCGTGTCAGATTTTCTCGGACAAATTAAAAGCAGCCTGACGGCCGACGATGTCGGCGCCGCCATTGCCCGCAAAGCCCAACCACCGCCGAAGCAGGGTGTGGTCGAGTGGGCCGAGGGCAATCTGACGATCGGCAATACCGCGCACTTGCACGGGCCGTATCGGACACGCGAGACGCCTTACATCCGCGAGCCGCTCGAGTGTTTCGGCAACGAATCCATTCGGCGCATGGCGCTGGTCTGGGGCGCCCAGACGGCCAAAACCACAGCCATCCTTGCGGGCATGGGGTATCGGCTCGACCAAAACCCGGCGCCCGCGCTTTGGGTCATGCCTTCTACGCACCTGGCGCGGTCGTTCAGCAAATCGCGCTGGCTGCCAATGGTCGAAAGCTCGGACGTTTTGAAGACGCACAAGCCCGACAACGCCGACGATCTGACCATCCTCGAGCAGCATTTCAAAGGGATGAGCGTGTATTTCGTCGGGTCGAACAGCCCGGCCAACCTTTCCAGCCGATCCATTGCGCTCCTGATGATGGACGAGATGGACAAATTCGCCGCGCAGTCGGGCAAAGAGGCAAGCCCGATCCAGCTTGCCGAGGCGCGCACGGCAACATTTCCCAACCATCTGATCGTTTGCACCTCGACGCCAACCTACGAGGACGGCGCGATCTGGACCGAATGGCTGAAGGGAGACCAGCGCCGCTATTTCCTGCCGTGCCTCGGGTGTGGCGAGTGGCAGTTCCTCGAGTGGAAGAATGTGCGCTGGGACGCCGAGGCCAAGCAGGACAATGGGATATGGAACATGGCGCGGGTGGCCGAGACCACACGCTATGCCTGCCCGAAGTGTGGGCATCTCCACGAGAACGCCGACAAAAAGACCTGGCTCGAGCGCGGCGAGTGGCGCGCAACGGAGTTTGCCGCCGAGGCCGGCCGCCGCAGCTATCATCTCTCCTCGCTCTACTCGCCCTGGCGCACTTGGCCTGATCTGGCCGTGAAGTATTTGCAGGACTACGAAGCCCCGGGCGGGTTGCAGGATTTCTTGAACCGGGAGATGGCCGAACCGTGGAAGCCGCAGGGGGCGCTGATTACGACGGCCATGATCCGCGACCGCGTGGATGCCTCGCCTCGCTACATGATAGGCACCGCGCCCGAGGGCAAGATGATCGGCCGCCTCATGTCCATCGACGTGGGCCAGACCGAGATGTGGTGGATTGTGCGCGAGCTCCACGAAGACGGCAGCAGCCACCTCCTCGACTACGGGGCAATGGTGGGGTGGGACGGCATCATGGACAAGTTCAAGCACTACAAGTGCTATCGCGGGATTGTGGACGCGGGCTACGCGGCCAAGACCCCGGCGGGTGTTTACGACTTCGTCGCCAAGTCGGGCGGTCTATTTGTCGCAGCCAAGGGGCGCACCGTCAGCCAGGGATTGCGCGAGCCCTACAAGTTCCAGCAAATCGTGTCGGCCGGCGCGGTGCTGTGGGCCGTGCAATTCGACGCGCATTTCTGGCAGGCGCGGCTTTATCACGACATCCTGCGAGACGGGCGCGGCCGGTGGTATCTGCCCCGGGACATTGCCAAGGATTACGTCGGCCAGTTGCAGGGCGAGGCGCTCATCGAGAAAGACGGAGAATCCAAGTGGCAGCGCCTCGGGCCGAACCACCTTGCCGACTGCGAAAAGATGGCCCTCGTGCTGATCGACTCGATCATGGCGCAGTTCAAGGCAACCAACGCCACTCCTTGACACAGCCCGCGAGGGCATGACCGACGCCTCGATGCTGGCCTCCGTTTTCACGGCCAGCGAATTGTCCCAACTGAAAGCCTCCTGCAAAGCGCAGATTCTTGCGGGCGGGGCTTCGCAAGCGTTCGTTGTGTCAAGCAGTGTGGGCGGCCGCTCCGTCACGCTTCAGCAAACCTACAACGCCTGGGATATGCTCGGCCTGATCGAAACGGCGTTGGCGATCAATGCCGGCACGGTGGGCAACAGCCGCGTCACGCAAGTCCGCTTCCCGAACCGCACCTAATGGCTAAAACCACCAGCTTTGTTGACCGTCTCGCCGCGCGCTTTGGCTTTTCGCGCATGATCGAAGCCGTGAACCACCGCAGCGAGGAGCGCGGCTGGGTCTACGCGCAGGCGCAGGATAGCAAAGTCGATCTTTCCTCCTATGACCGCACGCGCCTGATGGCGTTAAGTCGCAAATGCTTTTACAACAACGCCATTGTGCGCGGGGCTGTCAGGGATAAAGCCCTGTATTCTGTCGGCTCGGGCATCGGCATCCGTCCGCAAGCCATGACCGGCGACCAGGAATGGGACGATGCGGCCGAGGCATGGTGGGAAAATTGGTCGCGGCAGCCCGAGATCAGTGGCCGCCACGATATGCGCGGCCTGCAAATGCTGGTCTCGGAGGCCATCGACCGCGACGGCGAAATCTTTGCTATCCTCACCGCCCGGCAAGACGGCGCTCCTGCTGTCCAGATTGTCGAAGCCCACCGCATCGAGTCGCCCGACACGGCGGCCAACAACAACGGTGTGGTTGATGGCGTGAAGCTCGACAAGTTCCAGCGCCCGCTGAGTTATTTTATCGGAGAGGGCGACGAATACCCGCGCCGACATCGGGAGATCAAAGCCGAGGCCATGCTTCACGTCTTCGAGCCCGAGCGCGCCGATCAGGTGCGCGGCTATCCGGCCGTCGGCGTGGCGCTCAACTCCATCTTGGACCGCGACGAACTTCTGCGATTTGAAATGATGGCGGCCAAGGCAGGAAGCAGCATCGGCCTGGTCATCAAAAACAACACCGGCACCATCGGCGCCGAAGGGTTCTTTGGCGATCTAAGCAAAGACAGCAACGGCAACCTGACGCGCGAATCCATGTTCGGCGGCGGGTTGGTGCCGCGCCTCAAGACCACGGAAGACATCCAGAGCTTCCAGATGAACCGCCCCAACGAGAAGCTCGACAAGCACCTCGAGCAATACATCCGCGCGGCGGCCATCGGCCTCGGGCTGCCTTATGAGTTTGTCTGGGACACGTCCGCTGTCGGAGGTGTCGCGCAAAGATTTATCATTCAAAAAGCCGCGCGTTGTTTTGCGGGCCGCCAAGATGTCCTCATCAATGCCTTCCTGACAAAACTGTGGGGCTACGCCATCGCCAACGCCATGCGCCGCCGCGAGCTTCCGATGAATCCCAACTGGCGCAACGTCGGTTGGCAGACCCCGCGCTCCATTACCGTGGACGTTGGCCGCGAGGCCGCGGCACGCCGGGACGATGTTAAGGCCGGGCTGATGACGCTTTCCGATTTCTTTGGCGAGCAGGGCATCGACTGGAAAGAGGCTGTGTCCGAGATTGCCGCCGAACGTGAATTTGCCGCATCGCTCGGCGTCAGCATTGGCGTGGATCAGCCGCAGCCGCAGGCCGAGATTCTCCCGCAAGAAGAAGCGCCAGCCTCCGAACCGCCACAACTTTCCGAGCCAACCCAACCGACCGAATTGGCATTGCCGAAAAAGCGCAAGCGTCTCTATCGCCGGAAGAAGGTCGAAAAGCCGACTGCTTGACATGAGCCCGTCCGAGTATGGACGCGCTTAAATTTGAAGGCATCTCCGTCGCCACTGTTGGCCCGGCGCTCGGTCATGCCATGTTGGTGGACGATGTGACCCTGTTGCAGGCCGAAGCGGCCGGCCAAGTGGGCAGCCCGGTCAAAGTGTTTGTCGATCACGACGAAAGCATCGACAGCCTGATCGGCTTTCTCGCCAACTTCCGTATTGAGGAAGACCAACTGCGCGCGGACCTCGAGCTCCTCGGCTCACACCCCCAAGCGTCTTTCTATTCCGAGATCCTGACCAAAGCCCCGCAGCGCGTCGGCTTCAGCATGACCTTCAGCGGAACGCCTGACGAAAACGAAGACGGCACTCGCCTGGCGCGCGTTTCGGAACTGGTCAGCGTAGACCTTGTCTCGCGCCCGGCCGCCAATCCCGACGGAGTTTTTCGCGCGTTGCCGCAGGCCGAAAAGCCGGTCGCGGTTGACACCGCAGAAAAGGGCATGGATCAAAAATCCGCTCCTGAACAGTTCGACGCGAAGGCCGCCATTGAAGCGATGGCCGCCGAACTCCGCGCCGAGATCAAAGCCGCTTTTGAAGAAAAAGCCGAAGTGGCACCCGAAGCACCCGCTCCCGCTCCCGTCGAGGACAGCAAAGCCGCTGAACTCGCCGCGAAGCTCGAAGCCGTCACCTCCAAGCTCTCCGTTTTGGAAGTCGAACTCGCCGCTCGCGGCGACAACGCCGTGACGGGCAACGGTTCCGCCGTTTCCGTCGAAGAGGCTTACGCCTCGGGCGATCGCTCCACCAAATTTGAAATCGTCCGCAAAGCCCTCGAGGCCGGCGATTTCGCGCTCATCTCCAAGCTCAAACAATCCAACAAATAACTCATCATGGCCTCCATCACTGGTCTTAACGACGACATCATCTCCTCAAGCGCCCTCAAGGCGTTCGTGGATTCCCTCCATCCGCTGAATGCGTTCAGTGTGAACTACAACGCCGAGGCCGCCCGCAAGGGTGAGGTCGTGAGCATCCCGCTCATCTCCTCGATCACGGCTTCGACCTTCAATAACACCTACGAAGGTGCCGACGGCGACGTGACCCTCACGGCCCGCGAAGTCACCATCGACAAGCACTTCCTGTCCACGGTCGATTTCACCGACACGCAATGGAGCAAATCCAGCGCGCTCACCCCGCAAATGCTGTCCGAGATCGGCGCAGAGCAGGGCCGCGCGGTTGCCCAGGCGTTCATCGCTTCGTGCTGGGGATTGATCACCACCGCCAACTTCGGCGCGGCGGTCGCTTCCTTCACCTCGGCCAGCTTCAGCATGGCGGATGTCCGCAAGGCCCGCCTCGAGCTCACCAAAGCCAAGGCTCCTCAGAATGACCGCGCGTTGTTCATCGAGCCCGACGCTTACGACGCGCTCCTGTCCGACAGCACCAACATCCTCGCCAACCTCAACTTCGGTTCGGAAGGCATCCGCGAGGGTCAGGTCCGCCGCCTGGCTGGCATGAACGTCTTCGAGAGCACCCTGATCCCGGCCACCAACGTCGGCACCAGCATCACTCTCGCCGGCTTCGCGGTGCATCCTTCGGCCATCGCCGTGGCAATCCGCACCCTTCAGCCGCAGGCTCCGAGCGAATACCTCGAAGCCCGCACGGTGGTCGATCCCGTCAGCGGCATCGGTCTCGGGTATCGTCGCCACTACAACACGGCGAACGGAACCCACTTCCTCAACTTCGAGGTGGTCGGCGGCTTCACCTACGGCATCACGGCCGGTCTCAAGATTCTGGCGAAGAAAGCCTAAGCACTGGTTTGTGTGTTCAAGCGCCCCGGGGCATCCGCCCCGGGGTTTTGCTTTTGGTGCGGTTGACAAAAACGCCGTGCCCGCATGGAGAACACACAGCCCTCGTTGGCGCTGGTGGCGATTGCGGGCAACTGCGAGAGCTACATCCGGCGGTTTATCGAATCGTTTCAGCGGCTCACGCCGCACATCTACATCGTCCGCGCCTGCGGCAGCCGAGATCCCGACAAGACCCTGGACATCGCCCGCGTAATGGGGTGCAAGGTCGGCGAATACAAGAACGCCGAGGCGCACCAATTCTGGGACCATGTGGACAACTTCGGCGCCGCCCGGCAAATGGCCGCCGACATGGCCGAGGCCGACGGCCACGAGTGGCTCATGTGGGCCGACACCGATGACATCCTCGAGCCCGAGAGCGCTGACATCATCCGCGAGCATCTACGCATTACCGCCCCAGAAACTACGCTGGCGCTCGTTCCTTATCGTCTGACCAACAACGGCCTTAATCTCCTGCGGGAGCGCATCTGGCGGCGCGGCACGGCCGTCTGGGCGGACCCTGTGCATGAACACCTCGAGCCGGTGGACAAATCGGGCGTCGGCCACGTCCGCTGGGAGGACTGCCGCATCGTCCACGCGCCCGACTCGCACAAAGACGAGGCCGACGGCAAGCAGGGCAACCAGCGCAACTGGCGCATCATCTCATCCATTCCCGACTTCAATAAAACCCCGCGTTGGCTTTTCTACGCGAGCCTTGAGCATTTCGGGTTCAAGGATGACGAGAACGGCATGGCCTACGCCATCGAGGCGCTGAAGCACGACGGCTTAGACAACAACGAACGCTACGAGCTTTATCTGCAACTCGCCATGCGGACGCCGACATTCGCGCCAAAGAAGTCGCTCCTGCACGAAGCCTACAAGGTCAGTCCTTGGCGCAGGGAGGCGCTGGCGCAGCTTGCCGCTGTTAGCCTGGACAACGACCAGCCGCAGGACGCGCTGGCCTACGCGCGCAGCTTCATGGCGATCCCTGTGCCCGACGTGGTGCCGTGGACGCACCGCCCGGTGGTCTATGGTTTCGGCGGGGTGGGGCTCTATGCCTGCTGCATGCGCGCCAACGGCGACACCGAGAAGGCCGACAAGTTCGAGCTCGAGTGGTTCAAGAAATGCGGCGGCAAGATTAGCGTGTGCCACCCGACGCGAGGCCGTCCTTTGCAGGCCGCCGAGACGCGCAAGAAGTGGCTCGAGGCCGCCAAAGATCCACAGGCCATTGAATACATCTTTGGTTTTTCGGCCGACGATACCGAAACGGCAGAGATCTTGGGCCGATTCCGCCACGCGCAGTCTGCCGCCGGCAACCTGGACGCCGTGGGTGGAACGCTCGTCCAAAATTACAATGCCGCCGTGCGCGCAAGCAGCGGCAAGATTATCCTGACAATCCAAGACGATTTGGAACCCTGCCTGTTCTGGGACGAACTCATTTGGAAGGCGCTTGCAAATCATCTGAACAGGCCGGCCGTGCTTCAGGTTGGCGACGGCTACCGAAACGACGATTTGCTGATTACGTTCTGCGTCACACGCCCGACCCTGCGCGCCATGAATCACAACGGGGGCATTGTTAGCGACGAATACCGAGGCGTGTTTTGCGACAACGAGTTCACGCACCGGGCCAAAAAGAACGGATGGATCGTGCCAAGCGACATTGTCCTGCGGCACGAGCATCCTTTTTTCAATCCGGCCGTCCCAACTGATGACATCTACGCCATCGAGAACAGTTCCGACGGCTACAAGTTCGGGCTGGAGGTGTTCAAGCGGCGCAACCCGGATGCCTTTGACTCGCAGGGTTAGGGCATGGCGAACCAGTTAGATACCGCGCACATTCTCGGCGTTTCCGCCATCACGGACGTGGGCGGCGAGGTTGTCACGATCGGCAGCACCGCGCTCAAAGCCGTGGTGGGCGACATGGATTCCCGCGATGAATTGGCCGAGGGTGGCGTTCGCCAGGTGCGCTCGGTTCGACTTGGGATTCCGCGCTCGGAGTTTGAACGCTGCATAGCTATGGGAATCACCGAGGTATCGGTCCCGACAATCTGGAGCCGCATTACCGTCCGCGACATCGAGCTTCAAGTGCTCGGCGTTTCGCAGGATGCGGCCGTCATTGAAATCACGGCCGGCGGTCTAGCGGAGTAAAGCCGTGGAAATCACGGTAGATGTCAGCAAATTTGGGCGGTTGATTCCGCAGCTTGCCAATGTGACCAAGCGTTCCCTTCGCTCGGTGGTCAAGCAGCAGGCCGCGCTCATTATTCGCGGCAGCGGATCGGGCCGCGACGAGGGGCTAATTCCATACACACCACCGCTAAAGGGCCAGCAGCAGGGCGAAAACGCCGTCCGCCGCGACATCTCGCGCGTCTTTGGCTCGCTTTCCAACGTCAAAAAAATACTCAAGCACGCCAGTGTTCGGGGAGCTGGGACGGCCTTCAACCGCTATATCCGCGAAGGCGACCACGAAAAGGCCAAGGCATTGCTCAACGGGACGATGCAAAAGAACTTCCGCACCAGGGCCCACCAAAGAAACCAGAAAGGAAAGACGGTGCGCGTGCGGTCTTATGTGCAAGGCCGACCCACGGAGATTGATCTAAAGAGCAACCGACTCGGCCGAATCACCGACATCATCCAGGCGCTTCCGGCGGCCGGAACGCACCCGATCCACAAGTCGCGGCAGAACAACCGAAAATTTGTCTCACGCCGCCAATGGTCAGCCGTCGTGCTGCAAGGCGGCACCGTGGCCGCTTACATCAAACAGAAGCAAAAGAACGTCGGCACGATGAAAGCGGGATGGGTGGCCGCCGCACGCAATCTTGGAATCACGGGGTTGCCCAAATTCGTTGCGCGCAATTTCCGCAACAACGGCAGTTTCCTCAATGAGCTCGACCAAGAAAGCCCCGCTTTCACCGCCATCAATTCCACGCCGGGCCTTAGTTACAGCCTGCGAACCGTCATGGCCCGAACACTACGCGGCCGCGTCATCCGCATGAGGGCTGACATCCAGAACAAACTAAACGCCGAACTCGGCAAGCTCCAGACCGCCGCATGATCCACCGCGAACTCGAATCCAGCTTTGCTACATGGCTCATGTCGGGCGTGAGCGGGACCAGCCTTTCGGGCGTTCCCGTCCGTCATGCGGTGCCCGCCGATCCTTTGGCCCTGCCGTGCGTCATCGTGGCCTCGGCCGGCGCCGAGCTCCTCGAGGGCGGGATGAGGGCGGCCAGCCGCGTCAGTATGGACTTTTCCGTAGTGTCGGCCGCCAATGGTGGCCCTGGTTGGCAGACCGCTCACAAGAACCGCGTGGCCGCCCTATCCCGCAGGCTGGACGATACCAATACCAACGCCGCGCTGGCCTCGATCAACACCACGCAAACAGATTTTACGCTCTACGGATGGCACTTGGTCGAGCTTGCCGCCGAACCCGAGGCGAACATCCAGACCGACACCATCCGCATCAGCCTTATCGCGGGAGATCGTATCGGCACCACGCCCACTGGCCCGACCACAGCCGCCCCGCAAAACTATTCCCTGCGGCACGAGATCGAGCAGATCGT